CAAAATGATATCTTACAACTACTTCCTCATTCATCACTTTCTCCTTTCAGGCAAGATATGTATAGCTTAGCTACAGTACCTACCATACCAGCAAACCATATAAAACCTAAGGTAATGTATAAAAAATCAAGCACTATACTCCTCCAAAATCTTATAAAAATCAATAATTCTATTTACTTCTATCAGTCTTCCTGGACTAACTCTTACATGGTTGAAGTATCGCATGCCACCATCTTTTAAAGATACCTTCAAACATATATTTTTAAATAAATCCACTTCATCAATTAGAATGATCTCAGAAATATTTATAATAAATAGCTGGAATCCTACCTCTTTGTTTTCAAGACCAAGTATTAAAAATTTCATTACAACTAAAACTCATTCATTTCTTTAAGGGTATCCCACATACCTTTATGTAGGTTTGTGATATTCTTCATGTACTGCTTTCTTACTGGAATACTCTTAAATTCCCACCATTCAGATCCATCATTCCACCTCTTCTAATTTAATTCCTGGACAATCAAATACCCACTCAAGATTTAATTCTTCAAGTTTATTTTTTGTGTAGTTAGAATAATTAAAAGCAGTAAAGTAAGTTTCTCCTGAATGATCTGTGTGAAGGTATTGACCACCTTGAATCAGCTTAACAAGATACTTTTTCTCTTCCTTATTCTTATAACCAAACTGGTGCATGTTGATGATAGTTTGAAAAGCATCTTTTGAATTATTTACCCATCTTTTGAAACTATCCTCTTCTGTATCTTCCCAATCCATGATGTAATTTCATAGGTTATAGTCTAAATTACCTTTGTTCTCCTCATACCAGTCAATTACATATTGAGGTACTTCAGGGATAAGCCTCTCATCAAAGAACTCATTAGTACGTCTAAAAGCATCAACTACTCCTCTATTGTATAAAGTATCAGACGCATTAGTACTAGTAAGCCTAAGACCATTAATTTTATCAAGAAGTTGTTCTTTTTTATTATAATTCATTTTTACTTCCAAGTAGCCTTCAATTCGCCATAAGGAATACTCTTGTGAAGTCTTCCTTCAGCAATTTCAATAGCTAGTGCCCTTTCTAAAATCTCTTTACGATTCATTTCTTTTCTTAATTTTTCTTTCTGTGATAGCTTCCTAACTGAAACCTTTTCCTCTTCATTAGAGGTCACAAAACAGTCTTCAAAAATTGCAGGTATTTCAGGAGATTGTCTCCCTTCATACTTATCATAGTAGCTTGCTAGGAGCTGTGATCTTCTTACATCTCCTTTTTTAGTATTCACATAGTACCAGCAAAGATATTCACGCTCTTTCTTGCTAAACACTTCCACCATGTTATCCACAAGGTAAGGAAACAGGATTCGCTTCCCTTCTGCTACTTTCTTCACAGAATAGTAAGCTCCCCCATTCTTGATTTCCTTACCTGTGGCTCTCTTGTGTAGCTCACTTAGGTAAGCACTGATAGACATATCTACACGTCTAAGGTAGGCATCTATCATACTAAAGAATACTCCTGAAAGGTCTTCCCTCTTACTTGCCTCATCTAGCCAAGTACAGGATCTGTACCATCCTTCTTTACTCATTTCTTTTTACCTTTTATATTGTACTCAGCATTGAGCTTGTTAATGATAACATCCTGAGCCTTATTCTGCTCAGCAAGCTTCTTAATGTGCTCACCTTGCTTAACTACAATCTGCTTCCATTCATTTTGTGTGTCATCTAGCTTTTTGTAAAGTAGTCCTCCAAAGAAAACTAACACAACATAAATAGAGATGACCATTGTTTCAATAAAACTGATCTTTTTCATTTTTCTCCTTAATATTATCTATCTTAGCTTTAACATAACCTATTGCATGGTTTGTAAAAGGTGTAGGGTATTTAGGAAGCTCTTCAAGAATATTTTCCCAATATTCTAGCTCATCATTCATTTCATTTCTCCCTGTTTCTTATACATTTGTACACAAGTACTGACCAGTATGTAGTCCACATCAAGCTTGATAAAGATCCAAGGAATTGTTCCACTGTCATTCCTCTACCTCCTCAATCTCAATTCCTGGACAATTAAACATCCATTCAAAGCCAGCATTTACAAGATCTTCCTTGGTGTGGTATAAACGTGCTGTAATAGATTCTTGATTAAAACCAAAATACCATTTTTCAATATCCCTATCAAATTTAAAACTTTCTGAACCCTTTTGAACATTTTTAAGTTTGATAATATACTTCTTTTCCTTAACCTCATAACCAAAAAGCTTCATACTTACTAAAGTTTCTACAGGATTTTTTTCATAGTCACCTAACCACTTAGTAAATTCAATGTTTTCTAACTTTTCAGGTTCATCTATATATCTCATCCAATCCCAAATATTATACTCAAGATTACCTTTATATTTTTCATACCAGTCAACTACAAATTGAGGGACATCTTTAGGTTTGTAAATACCCTCTAACTTCTGTAGATCCTCCAAAACCTCTTCAACTGGAACATCCTCAAGACACATTTCTTTATATTCTTTAATTAATTCTCTTAATACCATATTAAATTCTCCAAAATTTTAAAGTCAAGGGGAATTTCACCCCTTGTAATTAGTTTTCTTTTTTCTTAAATGCTACTGTAAGGCTTAATACTGTTAAACCTAACACAGAAAGGGCTACACCTGTTTCTGATCCTGTTTGTGGAAGCATAGGTGCTTTATAAGTTTCTACAGGGGTTTCATGTGAAACTTCAACTTTGTTTTCTACTTTCACTTCTTCCTTCTTAGGTTCAACCTTAGGAAACTCTGAAGGTACTTTTGGTTTATCTTCAGGTGTCACAGGAGGTGTCTTAGGATCTTCATGAGGTTTAACCGGTTCTTCAGGAATGTGAAGCTCAGGAATTTCCACAATAGGAGCTGGTGGAAGCACAGGAACATCTTCGATTGGAAGGTAAGGTTTCTCAAGGATAGGAGCAGGAGGCATCAAAGGAATATCCTCAATAGGTAGGTAAGGTTTATCCAAAATTGGTGCTGGTGGCATTAATGGAACATCATTAATGTTCAACTCAGGTTTCTCATATTTAGGAGCATCATTAGGGATCTCCCAAGTAGGTTCAGGTTTATTTTCACCTGAGGCATCACCTTTTCCTCCTACCAGCTGTACATAGCTGTATGAGGTAGCTCCATCTGTTTCTGCTTTCAACTCAATTTTGTTAGTTGGATTAACACTATCCTTAACAGCATTGACAAGTTTAGTCTTATAGTTAATGTAGATCATGTGATCCAAGCGATCCATCTTGATTGTAAATCTATGATCTGACTTACTGATTGACTTAACTAGATCCATAGCATCACCCTTGTCAATCCAAGGATCTAGGCTTTCAATGTTTTTGATCTCAAAATAGTTATCAACTAATTTTTGGTTCTCTGACATTTCGTCAATGATGGTTACGTAGTTAAGAACACGCTTAGCATAGTTGATACGGGCTGTCCAGTTAATCACAGTTGGATCATCTTTATCCTGTGATCCCCACTTAGCAATCAGCTCATCTTTACCAATTACTTGCTCTTTTCCAATGTTAGCAGTAACAACTGTACCATTAAAATTCACAGAAACAGGTTTTCCTGACTCTACTTTGTCAGTCCATTTTGCATCAAGTTTAAGTGACATTTGTTTGTTAAGTGGGTGGTTTGTGAAGTAGTCATTAAACACAGTGGTCACTGTGCGATCTTCAGGATTAGTAGAAGCCTTACCTACTACAGCATCTTCAGGGTTTTTGACATCAAATTCATACTTAGTTTGGAAGTTAAGCTCTTCAGGGAAAGTCATTGTTACTTTATCACCTGCATTAATAGGCATATCATCAGCAAACTTGATATTTTTATACTCTACAGTAAATTCTTGATACTTTCCCTCACCCTTAGATTGGTCAATAACAACTTCAGGATTTTTTACAGTGATCTCTGTGCCTTCTTTTGTGATCTCTGTTGGCTGTTTAACCTCAGTGGTATTATTACCCTCTGGATTAGTTACAAGAGCTGTAGGAGCTTCCTGTGGGCTTACAGGGCTATCCTGGGCATCAGCTTTAGCATTATTAGCAAGTGCAAGTGTAGCAAGTGTAGCTACTGTTAAAATTGTTACTTTATTGGTTTTCATTTTCAAAATTTTCCTTTTCTTTTTTTGTAAGTCTTGTTAGTTCCATTTTGTCAGGCTCATATCCTGAGTCATCATTCCTCTTATAAGCTTTACAGCCCATGTTATCATCAACCACAAGATCGTAAACATCTCCTGATTTATGGTTTCTAAAGTAAGTAACCATCCTTGATGAATTATTGGATTGTCGCTGTAGAAGAATCATTGACTCATACCATCCCTCAATAAATGCAGAACCATACATATCTGAGGTTTGGATCTTAGCTCCTCTCTCAAGTTTCCTTGAGTGGTGCACTAACATGATAGAGCAGTTAGTCTTCTTGCTCAGGTTTGATAGCATTTCAAGCCTTAGGACAATATCCTTATGCTTGTTAATATCACCTGAACCGAAAAGTAGATACATAGGATCAATAATTAGGAGCTTAACTCCCAACTCTAGGATGCTATCCTTGAGCTTGTAAATATGATCCATAGTGATATTGTCATCCACAAAGTAGATAGGCAACTCAGTTTCACCAGTTATTGAATATATCTTGTGCTGTTCCATTGATAAGTTATTCTCACCTTGAATGATTAATACAGCACCTTGTTTCACTTCCCTTCCATCAAAAGGTTTTCCTGTTGCTACAGCACAGGCGAGGTTAAGAGTAAGAGTTGACTTGAATGACTTAGAAGGTGCTCCAATCACACCTACTGAATTGTTTTCCCACAGATCTTCAATTAACCAAAAGTCCGTAGGATCAAAAGGCTCAATCTCATCAACACGCTTGATATTGACTTTACCTTTGTGTGGTTTCTTACCTCTTAACTCAGTATCTTCAATCCTTACAATTCCCTTAGGAGCTTTACTTAACCGCTTCAGTGAGGCTCTATCTTCAAGTTCTTCTTCAATCTCTTTAGCTTCAGCCTCAACTTTAGCATAAACTCTATTTACTTCAGAATCTACGTTCTTTTCTGTGAACTTAGCCATTGAATCAGGAGCGTTTAGAAGCACAAATTTCACTTCTTCCTTGCTTGCTCCATTGATAAACATTTTGCTTTCAATGTTCCAAGCCCATTCTGACCTGTCTGATCCTAGAGTGTTATTGAACTCTTGCTTCACAGAATATTCAAGAAGTAACTCTTCTAGATCATACTCTTTATATTCTATAGGCTCATTATCAACTACCACACTTTCTGTGATATCTACATCTTTCAGATGCTTGATAATTTCACGCTTCCTGTACACTGTACCTTTGCCATGCATACCTGAGACTTTAAAAGTACTAGCATACTTGTGATTACATGTTCCTGGAATACGGTATAAATGCACAATATCATTTCCACAAGGGTCAAAGTTGTATTTTTTAATAAGCTTTCTACAAATGATCTCTTGCTCTTGTGGAGTTACTTTATTATCTAAAACCCAAACACCTTGGTATTTTCCTGGACTTGTTTCCCAATAGTAAGAAGGAGGTAGATCCTCAGGAATAGGTACTCCATCAATGTCTTGTGCAATAATAAAGCTATCTTTTGCTTTAACTTTTTTACGATCTCCTCCCTCACAAGGGGTAAAGCAGATATAGAGATCATACTTATCTCTTAAGGCTTTCACCTGTGAAGGAATAAGTTTAATTTTATAGTGAAATTGCTCAAAATCTCTAGCAAACACATTCTCAGGATGCTTTTGATTGTAAAATGTTTTATTTACAGCAAAAGGAATCAGGTCATCTTCTGTAAAGTTTCTTCTCAGAAGATCTAAAAATTCTTTGCTCATTTACTCAAGTAACCTCCAATTTATCACAGGTTTGAATTTAAACCTTTCAGGCATGTAACCTAACATAGCATTATAAGCATCCCAATAAACATCACCCAATCTTGAGGAGGCTTGTTCTAGATAGCTTTCTAGTGATTTGATAAATCTTTTTGATTTCCCTTTAATGATATCAAGAATATTAAAGTTCACTTTTTCAATAGACTCATCAAGATCATGAATTGAATTACACAAGCATTTATCTTTATTTAATTCAATCAGTCTAAAGTATCTTTCATCTGATGCTTTCTCAGTGATGAACCCTAGCACAGTGAGTTGGTCAAGTGCTTTATAGATAGTTCTACGATCTTTAATGCTTGTCATCTCCATTACATTTGCTGTGTTCAAATACTGTTGTTTAGGCATACCTAGATAGATATAACTTGACCACAGAAAAGCAAGAACTAGGGCTGTTTTTAAGCTCATTCCATAAAGCATAACCCATCCAAGGTTAAGGTTTAGGTAGTCTTTAGCTTTTCCATTTTCATCATAACTAAAACTATCATAGTAAAGGCTAGTATTTACTTTGTAGTTTCTTTTTCCTGCACACTTAACACCTTCATAACTGAAAAGGTAACTTTTATTCTCAGCAAGTCCTAGATCTACTAGATTAGTAAGATATCTTGTTAGTTGTGCAGAAGACACAGGAAAAACCTCTTGCAATGTTTCAGTACTGTAGTTGAATGACATTTCTTTATCCTTTGTGTGGCTAGCACAGAAGGCATAAAAGATACATTCATTGATAGAGTTGAAAGGGTTATCATGCAAAAGGTTTATAGGAATTTTAATATACATTATTTTCTCCTTTTGTTGTTTATTTTCCATTTATCAGTGTAACCCTATTTTATCACAATGGATTTTAAAAAGCAATAGTTTTTTGAAAAATTTTTAAAATTATTTTTCTTAGTACCCTAGTAGTTATATACTTAGTAGTTAAGTAACTATATATTATATAAATAAAGTATAATTATATATATAAATCATTAATGCTCAGATAAAATGGGTTTGTAAAAATCATTTATGCTCAGATAAAGAATTTCTAAAAAGTATCACAAATTTGTAAAATAAAGGTTTATTCTGTTGACATTTTTTCAATTTGTGTTATACTTATATCATAGCTCCTGTTGTTGTGGCTATACTCCGTTTTTAAAGTGTACTGAAAGAGATCTTCAATGAGGAAGGTCTTTTTCTTTTTACCTAACCTCCTAAAATATGAAAGCAATCATCTGCATCAAGGTACAATCCTGAAAGGATCTCAGCTGTACCGAATTTCTTATATTTACTCCCCTCTGAGGTATTAGCATAAAAGTTAATGTTTGCAAGTTCTAGTTCATCTGTCTCTACATCCATACCTTTTATTTCTTTAAAATCTTCAAACTTTTTACTAAAAATAAAGCACATAATAGCTTTTGTGAAAGAGTAACCACTCTTAGCCATCTCTCCTCTACCAAAATTTGTGTAAGTTCCTGAAAAAGCTATATCTTCACCTTCCTGATAGTAATAAATACGTGTGGAAGGAATTAGGTTATATTCTTCATCTAAACAATAGAATTTAAGCATTTTATAGCCTATAGCATCTAAAATTTTAGGAGTATCACTTCCTGTTTTCCTTTCAGCATGACAAGAACCACAGAAAGCCCACTTTTTAGAAATATCTTCAATTTTATCATCAAAATAATCATAAATTAAGGCTCTGTAGTGATAACCCTTATGAAAATTAGGCTTACCTGTGTAGTAGTTATCAAACCATGCTTTCACTTCTCCCCAAGTGATCAGATCATCCTCTTTAAAGGCTATATTTTGGCTTGTAAGCTGTTTTTTAAGGCTGGGGGTATTATTCCCTTCCTCATACTCAAAACCGCTGTAGTAGCTCTCTAAAAGCACCTTAAACGTGATATTTTCATATCTATCATTCAAGGAACGGTTTCTAAATAAATGATGTGCTTTATCTTCAGCCTCACCTCTCTTATATTCTAACAGCTGTGCTTTAATATCCTCTATAGGGCTAAAATGCACAAGATTAGGATAAATAACCTCTTTTCCATAGGCATTTAATATTTCATTTGTGTAATGATCCTCAATAAACCTACTAACTTCCATATAAGAGTAAGTTAAAGCATCTATAATACCTTCATCCTTAACTTTACCAACTAATCTAGTTTTAATTATAAAGTCACAAATAGGATCTATATAAGGCTTTCCTAGTGACTCTTTTAAGGCTCTTTTCTGTATCTCCTGTAATGGTTTAAAGTATTTATAACCTTTCAACTCCTCAGGATCTAGATTTTCCTGTAAGTATTTCAGCGTTTCTGAATAACTTCCCTTGATTTTAATTTCATTCATATAGACTTAACCCCCTAACTCCTATTAGGGCATTATCTAAATAGAATTTTCTTCCTGTGATTAGTACCCCCTTAGTGATCCCTTTTTTCTTTAATGCTTCTGCTGTGATCTTGCTTACAATGATATATTGATTATTTTCTATTAAGCTTTTAATCACAGGTAAGGGGTCTGTGATAGTATAATCAATAATATCAATAGGTACTCCCTCAAGTTCCTTGATAGTTTTGTAGCTTGTATATGCTCTTAAGGTAAGCTTGCTTTTTGGAATGATCTTATACACGTTCCCTTTGTGATCACAGATATTTATATTGTGACCTGTTAAGTTAATCATTTAATCCTCCTAGATAAAATTTTAAGTTTTCAGGAATAAGAAGAGGCTGGAAAGTACCTGTATTAATGTATTTCAGCCTTACTTCTTCCCCTAACTTGTTCAAAATAAAATAGTCATGGTTATTTTCATAAGCTTTTATCAAAATAACCTTATCGCCTTTCTCTAACCAATCCCAAGACTCCCCAAGGATATAAACCCCTAGGAAGTCAAGATAAGGAGCATGAAAGTAGTTATTTTGTCCAATGAATTGTACTACTTTGTCTACTGTTTCCTGGATCATAGCTTGTGAGCCTCACTTGTGATATCTACAAAAGTCCATAGAACATATACAGCACAGTAGAAGAGAAGGAACAAGCGAAAAGAGTAGTCTAATACAGGATGTAATGCAATAGAAAAGATTACAAAGACATTTGAGTAGTAAATAAATAGTTTTTTAAAGTTTAGTTTGCGTTTTTTAGTGTTTTTCATTTTAGTTTTCTCCTTAATAGTCAGTTTCACCAATTTTTTCAAAGTTTTGTTTATTTAACTGGAATAGCTTACAAGCTTCATTCAAAATTTCATCATCTGAATCCATTTCTTCCATATAGTAAAATTCTGTAGAGTATTCCTGGTTCAGTGGATCTTCATAGTATTCAATAATGCACTTTTCATACCAATTAGTAGGGTATTCAGGATTTAAGTTTTTAACAAAATAGAGTCTTTCTCCTGTTTCAAGATTTTCAAATATAGGGTAAGTCATTTTATTTCTCCATTAAGATTTTTTTAATAATTATTGCTGTTTCCATTGCGTCACTTGCTTCATAAAATTTCCCTTTATGGAAAATACCTTTATAACCATCCCAAAAGTATTTATTAAGGTCAAACTTTAATATTTTACAAAATTCAAAAATGCTTTCATCTTTTGGTAGTGTAATAACGCCTTCTTTAGTACCTCCCACAATGTAAACACAAGCTTTCTTTTTATAAATAATTAATCTTAACATTTTAAATTTCTCCTATGATTTTAATTTATTGTATCTTTATCAGTGTAGTAAATATCACCTATTTTATAAAGGTCATAGTCACTAGGATGAACATGTATTTTATGTTCTTTTTGTGTTTGAGAATCCCACAAAATGAATTGTAAGTATTCCCCATCATCAGTCTTCCCTACAATCTCACAGTCTGAAGGATTAGGGTTTTTCACTATAGTTTCTTGTTTTTCTTTCTCTAATCTATCATAGACATTAGACAAGTCATTTCCAGCTTTGAAAATGAACATTATAGCAAATGTACTGAAGAAAATTCCTATGTATAGGATATTCAGTAGAATCCTATTAAATCTTTCCATTGTAAACCTTCCCAATTATAGATAACTTCCAAACATTTTCGGCTACTGTAACAACTAACTTGCTCTTTTTAGCTTCTGACCAAATAACAAGCTTGTGATCCCCATTTTCAATATAAGCGTCTAGAATTTGCTTGTCTTTAAGTGTGTAGTTTTGTACAAATTCCTGCTTTTCTTGCTCTTTTTGTGTAAAAGTGATTACTTTAGCAAGTGTGTAGATATTTAAACCTAACACACAAGCTAGTAGAAGTGTTTTAGACATTTTTATTTTCTCCTAGATTTTATAATTTAAATTAAAGTGTAACCGTTGTTTCCAAGTTACCAAGGCGATTTTTAAGTTAGTTTTCATATTAAGCCATTCTTTTAATCAATTTCATGATGACAACTTGGACAAGTTCTTAAACCTTCTTCATCTTCCTCAAGATCTTCTTCATCATAGATCTCTCCACAGTAACCACATTCAACCATGTTACCAATACCAAGTTGAGCAAATACCCAATCACTTTCAAACCATAGAATATCATTCAGTTGACCTTCAGAAATTCCTTCAGGGTAAAGCTCTTCTAGAAGAAAATCAAGACCATCTAGTTTGTTTTCTTCTGCAATAGTTTCATAGGTACTAACAGCACCAGACCAAGGTTTGAAGTTTTCAGTTGTGTCTACATAAATTTTAAGCATTTTTGCTTCTCCTTAAGATTTTAATAGTGAGATCTTTGCTTTTGGCTTGTCTCACAAGTCCTATGCTCCTTATCCTAAGAAGGTAGTAACTTGAATCTTGATAGCTCCTAGGTTGTATCTCTCTCAACCTTATGTATTAATTATATCACTACTAGAAATAAAAGTCAACCCTTTTTTGTTAATTTTTTTAAAAAAGTTTATCTTTTTTTAAAATTTTTTAGCTTTTTAATAATTATATTTTTAATTTTATCTATTCATAATTAGAAAGAGAGTGAGCAAGAAAGAGGAAGAAAGAAAGAAGAAAAGAAAGAAAGATAATGCTTGTAAAGTAAACCCTTTTTTGATATAATATAGGTAGAAAGAAAATCATTAAGGAGAATGAAACTAATGGTAAAGATTATAGAGATATCTAATAGCTTCGCTCAATCAATAAGGATTGAGGGTAATGTACTCACCTATAGGGAAGGTAGAAAGAAGAGGACTTCTGTACTCTACTCTTATATGGTAGATGAAGAAGACCTTATACTAATCACAGGAGGTAATAGCTATCAAGTTATTATTGATAATGTTTCTATGTACAGTAGACATATCAAACAGGCTCTCCGTGGACTAGAGGGTGATAAGGTAGTGATATTCAGTAGCTACAGTATTAATAAGCGTTGGGAGGATTAAGGCAATCATTTAATGGTTGCTTTTTTGTATGGATGGATGAGAGGGTAGATAGTACAGTAAGGAATGGGTAGAAAATGCATATTTTATTCATTTTATTCATTTTTTTGCATATTTTTCTAAAAGCTAGCAAGGAAAGGAAAGAAAGGGGTTAGGTTAGGTTAGGTTGTTAAAAATGGAAAAATGTTAGGTCGATTAAAAAATGAGGAGGCAGGGAGGAGGGCTTGATTTCTCTATTCACCAATACAAAAATACCCTTAAAAATAGGGTTGGTAGGTTACTACTTCCCTAGAGCCTTAAGGTTGATAAGTCTGTCTACTAACTAGTAAATTTAAGGATAGGTTACTAGCATACCTACATAAAAAGAAGGGTGATTACCTTCCTACATTAATTGAAAAGTAAACCTTAAAATTACTCTTCCAAAAATACCAGCATAAATTTTTAAGGTTAAAATAGGGTTGATTAATAGTTAACCTTAAAAATAAAAAGGGTAACTTAAATGTTACCCAGGTAGATTAGAAGGAAGGAGTTACTTCAGTTTCCTTTAAAAATTTACTATGACTAATCGCTATTGACCTCTCAGGATTAGCATGACCTTTCTCACCATAGAAAGGATTGGCTATATGCTTCTCAAGGCTAAGGATTAAGGAGTTAAAGATAAATCTTCTTGTGTCCATTCCTGCTTTGCTACAGATGAGTTCCATACGAGGTGTTACTGTGTCAGACTTAATGCTAAAGCATGAATAATACTCAATAGGAGTAAGGTTGTAGAGGCTTAACCATTCGTCTAAGGTCTGAAGCTTATCTTTCATGATAATCTTTCTTGTGACCATTCTTGTGAAGTTAGGATTAAATCTGAACTTGGCTGTGAAGTCCTCTGTGGTAAAGTAGCGATTAAGGTAGCGTGAATAGCGGTCTCTGTATCTATCCATCCTCTTTGTGCTTAAGGCTACAAACTTACCATAAGCTCTAGGGCTGACTATCTTTTCATAGAATAACATCTCCTGTGAAGACTTAGGCATAAACTTCTTGTGATCTAAGCTAAGGAAAAATCTAAAAGGCACAGGATTGTAATATTCATAATCCTCAATGCCTACCTTGTGGAAGTAGTTATATTTAGCACTATAGAGGAAGTTGGCTACTGCTTGTGCTCCATTTTCTTTATACACAAGATCAACCAATTCCATACCTTTGTAAGTCATGCTCATTAGGTTAAAGTAAAGCTTTCCTAGCTCACTGTGACTAAGCTCTTCTGTGCACAGGTGATAGTAGTCTCTAAGAGGGCTTCTAGAGTATTCTATCTCTGTGATATCATCACCATAGTGCAATTTCACAAGGTCTTTAACATTCTGCTTTAGGCTTCCATTGGCTACTCTCTTTCCTTCCAATTCCACAGAAGCTTGAAAGTATTCCTCTGAGATGATATTGTTTCCTGGATGTCTATCTTTACTGAAGTAGAGGTTAAAAATTTTACTATACATTTATATACTCCTTTGGCTAGTAAAAATAATTTTAGCACTTTAGTGGATTATAGTCAATAGGTAAAATAATAAAGTTTTCCTAAAATATCTATCTGAGCATAAATGATTTATATATATAATTTATTACTTAACTACTTAGTTACTAAGTTACTAGGTTACTAAGTTAGTAGTTAAGTAGTTACTAAGATATTAATCTAAGCATTAATGATTTATATATATAATATAACTTACTAACTATACTACTTAGTTACTTAGTAGTTAAGTACTTAAGTATTAATCATTAAGTATTAAGGTTAAGTAAGTTAATTATATATGTGAATCATTTATGTACAGATAAAACACAAAAGGGTTGTTGACAGATTTTCACTCTTGTGCTAAGATTATTAGCATGAAAATCTTAAGTTTAGATCTAAGCACAAAAAGTTCAGGATATGCAGTTTTTGAAGATGAAAAATTAATTGATTATGGTGTGATTAAAAGCACAGACAAAGACCTCCTTGTGAGAGGTAACTACATGGCAGAGTTTGTGAGATTACTCTGTGAGAAATATGGCAAATTTGATTTAGTCGGAATTGAAGAGCTAAAAGTTTTAAGTAATCAGGCAACTCTTGTGAAATTAGCACAGGTGCAAGGTATGGTTTTAAGAGAGCTTAAGGATCAAGAGGTTAAGTTTGTATTCCCAACTGTGTGGAGAAAAGAATTTAAGCTAAACGGTAAAAGAGCTGATGCTAAAGCTAAGGCTATTGAGCTTTGTAAAGAGCTAGGTTATGAAGTTGAATGTGATGATGATGCAGAAGCAATACTTTTAGGAATTTATTTCCAAAAAGGGGTTGACAAGGAAACCCTAATCTGATATACTAATTATCAGGCACACCTATTCCTTTCTGTGTGCTAGGATAGATTGCTCATTGTGAGCGGTGTTTTGTTCCACGGTGAGAGGTTTTTGTTGATATTTTTCCCTCTCACCTCCCTCTGCCCTTGTAGCCAAGTGGTAAGGCAATGAGTTGCAACCTCATGATTTTTTTCGCAGGTTCAAATCCTGTCAGGGGCTTGTCATGATTGGTATTCATGTCTCCTATGGGGTATCTACCCCTATTTAGCACAGCGTAACCACACAGGTCTTCTAAACCTGTCTCATAAAACTGTGGGAAGGACGAGTCGAGGTTCAATTCCTCCGCTGTGTATATCAAATTTTGGAGGTTTGCTAGTATGGCTAGAACTGGTAAACTTTACTCTGAAACAATGCGAGAACTCAGTCTCTTGGATGAGGACTCACTAAAGCTTTATCAAATGCGTTGGGGGCTAGTAGACGTAGATGAAGTTCTTGTGAGTAAGATAGGCTTTGAAGTCTATAACTCAATTCCTCCTGCAACTCCTGTGGCTAAAAATGCTATGCTTCAAATTATGGCTAGTTTTGAAGATAACTATGAGCGTAAGGAGTGGGCTGACCGTATTGAGGGTAAAGCAACTCAAACTACTGTCAATGTCAACCACGATACCAAGGATGGTGTTGAGGAGCTTAAGAATTATACTAAAGCTAAGCTTGATGAGTTGTTTGGAGATATGAATGACTAAGAAGAACCCTAGAAATAAGGTTTTTGATAGCTATTATCCTGATCTTTTGGTTTTATTAGAGACATTTGCATCCTCAGTGATCTATGATGGTGATTATTTGACTGCTGAAGATGCTGTCATTGACTACCTTGTGGATATGTACTCTTCGACATTCCTAGATGAGATTGATTACATCTTGGATGCCTTAGGGTACAATATCTATCCACAGGATCTAATAAACCTGAGAAATGGTGTTGATACTTCTTCTTTTGTGAGAAGTAATCGTGGAAGACTGAGAGAAATTCTTGATGGTCATGTAAAAGACCTTAAGAAGCTTGTGAACGAGAACAAGGACACTCAGAGCAAGGATGAGATCTACAAGTCCTATTGGTCTAACATTGACCGTCTTGCTTTAAGTGAGACACAGATGGGAATTGAGAAAGCTTCTGTGCAAAGTGCTAAACTCTTTGGAGACATCACAGGTGAACAGCTCCTTAAGACATGGAACGCTGTAGGTGATAAGCGAACTTGCCCTATCTGTAAGGCTATGGATGGTTTAACTATTCCTGTGGATGAAAGCTTTCAGGCTGTAGCTCCTTCAGTTCAGATCTCAGAAAGTCTTGATTACACAGGAGGAGATACTGTTTATGCACATCCAAGATGCAGATGTTGGGTTACTTACTCAAAAGCGTAAGGTTTTATCCAACAAGGAGAAGCTATCAATCCTTTTGGATCAAGTAACTCCACAGGATCAACTGAAAGATGCTGTGAAGGGAAAAATACCAAAACACTTTAAGCGAAACACCATTCGTGAGAGGTTTGGTTTAGAAAAAGAATTAGAATATTACAAGCTTGGGTTCACCATAGCATTATCTGAGTTTAACTTAGAGCTATGGTGGTCTCAAGCTGTGCAATTTGGAGCATTCCTTAGTGGAGACTTCAAAACAGGATACTGTGTGGCTACTCCTCGGTATGGTAAGTCCTTCCTCTGTGGCATTATGTCAAACCATTTTGCCTATGAAGGTGAGAACTGCTATGCTGTAGGATCAACACAAGAGTATTCAGGAATTATCATCCAGCATGCTAGGGAAATCCTAGTGAACGCTCACCCTGATGTGAAGGCTATGTTGTCCTTTGATGAAAAGGATGTCACCTCAGTGGATAAGCGACTAAAGCGTGGTTTATCATCATTCTCTAGTGAAGGGTTCACATTCAGAAATGGTGGTAAGTTAGAGGGTCTATCCGCAGGTAGTAACTACACTGATCCATCTAAAATCCACGTTATTGGTCGTGGAGGAAACATGTTTGGGGATGAAGCTTCTGACATCTCACCTATTGCCCTTGGTCACATGGGTCGTAGAGAATTTGAGTCAGATGATGGTCGTAAGTTGATTATGTACCTAATCTCTAACCCACGGTCATTGAATAGTTTTTATGACTTCATGACCAATGAAGACCTTGCTGATGATGAATTTGTTATGTGGCTGGATGTGGTTACAGCAATGGAGGAGGGAAGCATCAGGTACACCAAGGATGAGTTGATGAGATCTCAGTTCACAATTACAGAAGATTCTATTCGAGAAAACCTTCTGTGTGAGTTCCCTACTGAGAGATCTTCATTCTTTGATGCCTCACCTGATATTCTTGATGATTTTGACATGAAAGCAGAAGGCTTGGAGTTCTTCCTTGGAGTGGATAGTGCCTATAAAGGTGCGGACTCTATTCAGGTTACTATCTCTTCTGTGGACAAGTCTAATCACTTCACAGCTATTGATACAATGGACATTAAGCCTAAAGAGTGGATTGATGGTGTCACAGCTATTGAAATTGTCAATAAGATTGTGACCATTGCCAATCAACTCAATGTGAAAGCTATCGGCATAGATGCTGGTGGTGGAGCACACATTGTACAGCCTCTCAAGATGAGAAGGTTGTCAGGACAGCTTAAATGCCCTGTGTATGACATCAACTTTGGTGGTAAACCTACTGAGATTAAGATCATTGGTAAAGATCCTAGTGCTGAATATGCTTTCAACAGAAGGGCTGAAATGCACCTAATGCTGAGAGGTATGATGGAAGCACAAAGGGTTTCATTTGTGAGAAAAGTGTGGGATGCTATTTCAAGGCAGATGTCATTTGTGTCTGAGGTTCAAAGACCTGAGGACAGAAAAGTTAAGATCAGACCTAAGGCAGAGATCAAGAAGCTACTCAGACAGTCTCCTGACGAACTGGATAGTGTATTGCTTTCTCTCCATGTGGCTGAGCTTTATTACTTAGGAGGGTCATAATGACTTGTGGAAAGTGTAAGAAAGATGACTGTGGTGGTCAATGTGCAATGGATAGGCACTTCCTTGCTGACTACAAGGACAGACTGATCTATTCAAGTACAGGGTTCAGAGGAACATCTATCAATGAAAACCTAGAAGAGATTGAGCAATTAGCTCTTGACCTTCCTGATGTTGATTACATCCTAGATAACATTGTTAATTACATGTTCACCAACTCACTTACTACTGATGACTTCAGTAAGGATGAGGAGTTGAGAAAATTCCTCTATGGTCATAACTTTAATGGTCAGAGAAACTATGATGTACTGAAGCAGGTAGCTAAAGGGTATAGAAAATATGGATACTATGGTATTCTTGCCACAAAAGAGGGTCTTGTAGGGATTCACCCTAAGGATATCCTTGCTTGTGTTATTGACTACCCTAAGATGCCTGTGTTAAGACAAAACTTGACTTATCTTATCAAGAAGGGTGACTACTACAGAACACCTTATGTACAGAAAACAGGAAACCCTAGAGTAGCAACTGACTACTCAGAGGATGATATTAAAGAAATCCTTAAAGATCCTGAGAAGTATAAAAATGATGTAATGGTTGTAACTAGTGATGAGTTTGCTTGTGTCAGACTAGATACATCACAGGTATTCTGTATGAGTCCTTTGCTTAAGGATAGAAAGCGTGTAGAGCTTATTCTTAACATCCTTAACCGTATGAACTATGATATTTCAAGAAATGGTATTGGTACTATTGCTTTACAAGCTAAGGATACCTTGGAAGAGCAGATTGAGGAAAGTGTAGAGCAAGGTTCTGCTTTCTCTAGTGGAGAGTTACTTGACATGGGTAGAACTGCTAAGGCAGAACGTACTCAGAAGATTGTTGAGGACATGAATGCCTTTGCTGAGAAGCTTTCTGAGACTGAGTTCAATGATGCTATTGTGTATTCAGGCAACTTCCAAAACCTAGAACAGCTAGAGCGTGATACTAAAGCAACTGACTTCCTGGACTACTTATCACAGTATGTTCCAGCGATTATCTGTCAGATGTTTGGAGTACCTGCTAGACTGTTTGACTTGAATAAAACAGTATCAAATATTGGTACTTACAGCATCATTGATAATGCTATGAAGAACACAATCATTCCAATGCGAGATCACTTCCTTGGACAGATTGTACACTTGCTTCAACATACTACAGGATTGAAAGAGCATATTAAGTTTGATAGTTATGAGTTTACTAATAGCTATAACTACAACAATGACCTTTATATCCTTGATGTTTATGAACGCTTGAAGAATGTTGACCAGCGAATGGCTGATGCTTATTTAGCTAAAAACTTAATTGTGTAGGAGTATATAATGTCAGACAAAATTTTGACGATTGAAGAGCTTGCTAAGATGCAGGAGAAAGTTATTGATGCAACTAAATCAGATGCACCTGTGGCTATTGAAACACCTACCACAAGTGTTGTGAATGGTGATCCTTCTAAGGTTCAATCTATTGATCCTAAGAACTACACAGTGGAGCTATGGCTTCCTGTGACAAGTGAAACACCTGCAACTGCTGAGCGTGTTATGGGAGGTTCTGCATATAAACAACTTATCAATGCAGATCAGAAGTTCATTACTGCTAGAATTGCACGTAGAGTTCGTAACTATGCTTCTACAATCACACTAGCTTTCACTAAGTTCAATGAAGATGGAGACTCAGAGATCTACACTGTGGATGATCTGCTGAAAGTCTATGAAGTCTTTGATGATGATGTGATTGATGCTTGTGAGAAACTAGTAGGTACTGTTCTTGGTATTCCTGACCATTTGATGCAATATATCACTGATACATCATTGATTGAGACTTGCACAAAGATTATTGAGAACAATCCATCATTTTTTCAAGCTGGTTAGTTATCTAATTCGATATAATTGGGCTTGGGTTAATGGAAAGATAAAAGAGAAGGATGACTACCGTGGACTAGCCTATGAGGACATGGTAGCTATTAACCTTGATGACATAGAGGAAAAAGTACTTGCTGTGGTTAAAGAGTACAGGATGGACTACCACTATGTAGCAGATCAGATGTACTACCCTGACGTGACTGTGTATTATGCTAAGCTAGTCAATAATAATGCCTTTAAGAGCTATAATGACTATCTTAACCTAGATGAAGAAGCAAAAGGTAAGTATGTTACTGATTGGGGAGTTCCTGAACCTTATGAGTATGAACTCCTAACACCTGAAAAGCAACAGAAGGCTATTGAAGCCAGAGATAAGCCTAGTACAAACTCCTTGAAGGATATGTACAGGCATGGAGGAAGATTAAATGACTGAAGTACTTGGTGATGTACTTGGATTCTTAGATACTAAGCGTAAAGAAATTATGCCTGAGTATGTACGCAATGGAAAACCTGTGTACACACTGCGTAAATATGCAGACTTGACTGACCTTGATGCTGAGGTTCTTATCAATGGTGGTACAGAAAACGTAGCACAAAAGATCCCTACTATTGGGGTATCAGGTAATATGCTTCGTACTCCACGTACATCATACGCTGTGAATGTTGAAATTGCCTTTGACAACCGTGTGAAAGTGGTTGACCAAGATTTAGGTGATGGAAAGACTGAAAAGGTATATACCTTTGTGGTTGACCAACGTGCCCTTATGGAGCAATCTACAGGACACATCTATGCAAACTACATTGTAGGGTTTGTAATTGGTAAAGGTAAAGGTGGTAAGCCTGAAGTCCGTGGAACTGTCCATATCAAGGAAGATGAGTTTATCAATGACTTTGATGCTACATTTGACCCATTTGAGATGGAAGCTATCATGGATTTGATTAACCATTACAAGCTTGAGCATGGTACAGCCAAGGTTATTGATACCATCAAGTTTTAATTTAGTTGTGGTAGGGTTGACTCCCTACCTCTTTTTGTTATAATGTGAATATAATTATGCAAGGAAGGAGCACGTTTAATGGCTACTATTAAAGTTCCTAAAATGAACCTCAAGATTGAAGTTGATGGGGAAACTAAAACTTTCAAGTCACCTTTGGCTGAAACAATCTTAGCTCAAGTAAGACGAGTAGTTGTAGGGCATGAACAGATTCAATACTATGATGTTGATGAAAACAAGTTCAAGTCATTCACTTATTGCTGTGGTGATAAGTATGAATTTAATTACGAACTTGAAGAAGTTCCACTTAAAGACACTGAATTTGACTGTTATGGCTTCCCTATCACTTATGCAGGAGATAAATAATGACAGAAGTAAAAAACGTAGGACAAACCTATCAAGAGTACTTGCGTGAAGTACGTGCAATACAGTTTGGTAGAGAGTCTGAAGTTATTTCTTCTATCACTGAAGGCACAACTGTTAAAGCTGTGGAGGCTGAGAAGCCTAATAAACAAACAAAGAAGAAGGTAGACAAGTAGTGAGTAAATTTAGAGTATCAAGATTCCTGAAGCGTGACCTAGTTGCTAGAGTAAGTTTCTTGAATGATAAAGGTATTATCCAAAACTCACGAAAGTTCTTTGAATTTTATCCTGGTGACAACCAAGAGAGCGAAGGTTGGTATGAAACTACTGATGAAGTTCTCTTGGCTAGTCTAAAGGAGCAAACAGAACAGCTACCTTATTCACCTGAGACTGAGGCAGGACTCAAACAAGACAATGTTGAGTATGAGTACGCCTACTGTGCCTCATGTGGTGGTAAGAAAGTAAGAAAACTTAAATATAATTTGTTTGAGGTTATTGAATAATGCACATCAAGACACAGATTGCAGGAAAGATCATGAATGAGATCAATGACTACCTTGAAAGAAAAGATAGCCTTGATAACATCTTGAACTTATCCCAAGAAAGCACTGAAAAAGAGTGCCTATCTGTGAATAAGGTTGAAAACAGTGAAGGTTACATGACCTTGTTATCTGAAGGTTCTGTGCTCTATCAGGATGGTACTATTAGACTTTACTTGTGTAAGGGTACACTCAAGAACTGGTATGATAGCATTGATGAAACTTTTGAAGGTTATGTATCAACTGGTCACAGAGATCTAAATAGTTATCCTGTTAGAGAAGGTTATTTCAGAAAAAGTGACCTTAAATTGGTTCAGGATGACAATGGTAGATATGATCTACTGGTTAAACCTCATGTCAATACACAACTAAGCAATGTTAAGGATATTATTCTTCAAGATGAGCCTTTTGCAATCTCATCTGAGTTCCTATGGTATCACAAAGATATTGGGGATGATGATATTGAAGAATATGCAAAACTCATTGCTTATAATGTGGAACATGGTGGTGATATTGATGTACCTATCACAGATAAGGTAGAGATTACTGGTTTCTCTTTTGTAGGGAATCCTGGTAATGCTAAGAGTGGTGGATATGATCCATCCTTACTAGTAAGAAATGAGGAAGAACACTTGAAGAATAAAGAAATTCTTGAAAAAGTACTTGCTCACCTTTCTGCTCAAGTAGAACCTGAGGAAGTTAAAGAGGATGAAGTCCTTGAAGAAGCTCCTGTGGTTGAAGAAGAGCCTAAAGCTGAAGAAGCTGAAGAAAAGGTAGAGGAAGCTACTGAAGAGCCTAAAGAAGAAGAGGCTAAATCAGAAGAGTCTCAAGCATTGGCACAAGCTATTGAAGCTATTGAGGCATTGACTGCTGAAAATGAAGCTCTTAAAGCTGAAATTGCTACTAAAGATGCTATTATTGCAGAAAAAGAAGCTAATGAAAGTGTTGTAGAAGGGCAACTTTCTAAACTTGCTGTGTTGCTTGACAAAGCAAACCCTGTGGTAGAGAAAGCTTCTAAAGTAGTTGAAGAAGAACAACCTAAGAACCGTTTTGGACGTGTTCGTTTTGGAGGACAATAAATTGACTAAAGTAAATTTTGATATTTTGCTTGGTGAAGCTATTGATAACTTGTATGAGCGTACTAAAGCTCAACTAGCTAACAAAGAAAACTTCACTAATGAAGATGGTAAGATTCCTTTCGGTATCTCACGTGACTGGTCTAAAGCTCAACCTTCACTTCGTGAAGTTGGTATGGATGATGAGTTGGTAAACGATATCCTTAAACGTTTTGAACAATCATCTTTTGGAGCTTTGCGCCAAGCTAAAAATGGTGACTGGATCATGGAAGGTATCACTTGGGGTACTAAAGCTCCTGACTTTGCTAATGATACTTCAGATGCCTGCTGTTTCACTGAGAAATTCACTATGCAAGCAACTGGTGATGCTACTCCTGTACGTTACCTCTGTTTCAAAGACTGTGAAACACGTCTTGACCGCTTGATGAAAGACAAAATGCACTTCAAACAAGGAGATCTTATCAACATCTTCCAACGTTTGGGTATGTCTTATGAAGAAGCTGAGCAATTCATGGCATGGTACACATTTGCCTTTATCGTTCAACGTCATATCGTTCAAGGTATGTTGAACTTCCAAGGTCAAGGTCTTCGTCCATTCGCAGGTGTGGCTGAAATGATGTCTCACCCAGGGGTTACTCCTATTGATGCTTCAGGATCTATCATTGGTGCTTTCCGTCAAGTAGCTTGCTACCTAGATGTATTGAACAACCAATCTGCACGTTACAAGATCTATGTTCACCCACTTACACTTCGTGGAATCAAATCTGAAATCGTGCCTGGTAAAGATGGTAAACTTCCTCAAGGATGGTCTGTAAACGGTGAGTCTATCTCATTCCGTGGTATTCCATTCGGTGTATCTTACCACTTGCCTTATGACCTTGAAAAGACCATGACTGGTGAAGCTTATGTGATTGACTTGTCTAGAGTTGAAGCATTGACTCAATATGACTTGTTCGTACCACAATCTTCTATCTACACACAACGTACAGAAGATACTTCTAAACCAGGATGTGAAGTGATCTGTGACAAGTATGAAAACTTCGGTTTGGTACATACTAACTCACCTATCTCTCACTTGTTGATTGCCAACATTCCATTGGATCAAACTTGTCCTGCTGTGGTATTCGAGCGTATCCAAGGTCTTCTTACAGGTCTCAATCCATTCCCTATGGCTACTATCCCTGCAAAATAAGGAGTTAAGATATGCAACCTGAATTGGAGTTAATGAAGATTACACAGAAGCTTCAAGATAGGTGTGGCTGTTTTGACTGTGATGATGGAGCAACTATGCAACGGTACATGGAGAGCTTTCTCCGTGTCCTTGCTAGGCTGTTCTGTTGGACTGATGGTGAATGTGATACTATCTTAAGAGCTAGAAGACATGAAGTGATTGAAGTCAAAGACTTTGAAATCTGTGGCTGG